AGTATCACTCCTTTGTTCCTGTACAGTGTATGTAAAAATGGGTATAAAAATAACAGCCAGCATGGAACGCGTGTTCCGCTTGCACTTGGCTGCTCCGAATGATACAATATGCTTGTCTAGGGCTACCGTATCATCGGGAGCATAACCGTCCTGCTTTAGAGTGGGGCGGTTTTATTATTTATTCCAACATCGTTTACATGGATGATAAACGTTCATATCGAGGTCATCAAGGGAAATTTTAATTGGGTGTTGCATTCCACTACAATTAGGATATTTATGAAATTTTTTTGTGGAGTCACTTATCCAAACAACACGATTTTCAACAATTTCAAAGCCTAAGGCTTGTTCTAAATAATCTTTATCTTGCACATATAAAGATAAATGACGATTTATTTCTTGTGTCAATGTATGGTTTAAAGTAGAGAACGGACCATCAAAAGAAAAAGTGGACAACAGCGTCAGAAGTTGAGAAATGCCATGCCTATGTCTTAGATCTTCTAACTCTGGAAGGAGTTCAAATAATTCGTCATTGTCGTTTATAGCATTTGCATTTTTGGGTTCAAAAGTGTATATTCGACCGCCATGAGCAGCACAATTTCGGTAATCAAGGCATGCAAAAAGAGTGTCCATAAATAGCTTCTTCATACATGGCAAGCAGCATAGGGATTCGTCAATATCGTATTGTAGATGGATTAATGATATTTTTTGAGGTTCTTTAAATAAGCGAATAAAGTTAATCAATGTGCTAAAATATGTTCCTTTAAACAGTATCCAAGGTGGAACAATATTGTAATTCTCGCGATAGTATTTTATTGGATCTTTTCCGGATTCTACATTTTGGCGCAATGTGCCAAGAATTCCTCGTAAACTAAATCTATCTTTAGTTGTTTGTCTATCTCTGTAATTATTCCAACGTAAATACTCATTATGGTTTGTTCCGAAGGAGTTTGATATTACTTCAGCAGCAGAAGCACGCAAATGTTCCTCAAAGTCGAGCATTGCCGACATGACAGAGTTTCTAAGCGTGTGGTCAAAGATAAATAGGGAATATATTTGTTCAAATGTTGTACCGGATTTATATATTTTTGTGTTGTTGATTATATCTATGTAAGGAGCCTTGTAACCGTTAATAATATTGTAATAGCCATATTCTTGTAAACGGTCACGTGCAAAAGCCTCACTTTCAAATAATAGTCCTTTGCTTTTCAGTAATGCAATTTGCTGTTCAGGGGTGGTATATTTAATAAGTTTATCGTATTCCATAGAAAATCTCCTTTGTATACAAAAAAAGCCTGGAATAAATTCCAAGGCTCTTTTTGTGACCGGACACCAGTCATTCGCTAACTAGCTACATTATATCATATGCAAAAGCCTTGTCAAGTATTCTTGTTAAGAAAATATCAAAAATTTATATTAATTCTAACACCGCAATATTCGGTTCAAAGACGATAACATAATTATCCAGTTTCGTGTATACACCATACTTATTTCTGTAGTAATTAAGGCTATCAATTAAAAACTCCTCGGTTACCTCGAGGTACTCCGCTGATTCGGATATGCTCTGGCAGTGGTGCAAGTAGGCATCCACGATGCCGCGCAAGCCGACCAGCTTATTATAGGCTACAATCCTGCCGCGCATTTCCTGTTTGCGGTTTTCTACGGTGGACTGGTCGAGTATGTTGCCTGTTGCGGTATAGTGGTGCCCGAGTTCCTCGGCAAGAACACAGGTCTTTTCTGTTTCGGTCATATCTTTTCTGATAGCGATCCGGTTTCCTTTGAGCCGCCCCTTGCTGACAGGGAGCGGCTTTTCTTTTACGGTAAGGTTATTGTTATCGGCTTCTATTAAAAGTTCTTCGTATGTCAAATATATTCCCCCAATAAGCTAAACACACATTTCTTCGTATGCGTAACTATGTTCATACATATATTCCGGCGCACAGTCTATTTCCTCATCCATCCATGTAAGAGCGCCATGTACGATTTTGAAATTTTCAAATACGGATTCATCTTTCAGCGGTTCAAAAGCAGATCCAGTCAGTACAGTTGCATCAAACACACGCTTTTCCCCGGTAGAAAATGTAAGAAGCATCATCAATCGGTCCGTAACTCTGGCATCTGTAAGCTTTAATGATTCCTTAAATTCATTTGCATATACAATTCCGTTTACTTCAAACATAAAGGCACCTCCTATAATGGATTGATCTTGTCAAAGTGATCGCCTTTGACGGCTTTGTTCCACGCGTCATATACTTCGTCCTCGTATATGGCAAGCCAACCGTTGATAATTTTTAATTGCTTGGCGGGGATAGAGCCAGCTAACAATTCGCCATCGACGGCAATCACGGCTTCATAGTCTCCGTAAAATGCGTGAATGTGTGGCTTATGATGCTGTTGTACATCGTTAAAATACATTTTAATGATGATTCCGTAAAATCTACTTAACTCTGGCATATAAATCCCTCCTGTGAGATATATAATAGCGCATTATGTGTCCAATTCTTTGGACTAGAAGTTTTCGTCATCCATAATATCTTCTTCCAACTGTTTTAATTCATCCGGTGCACCCATGTAATCATCAGCGTGTGCGGCATTAACTTCATAATTAGAAGTCTGATTGCTATACTGTGGCAAAAATGTCAATTCTTCTACACGTTTTTCAGCTTCATGCTTTCCAAAATCATTAAGCTGTTCATAGAAAGTCATTATTTTGGGTGTGTTTGGTTCGGCTGTACGTTCTTCAACTAAATCAGCTTTGGATATTCCAAAGTAATTTGCCATTAGTTCAATTTTATCGATGCGAGGGTAAGCATTTCCCTTTACCCAGTCCGTAAATGTTGTGTATTTTACACCAAGTGCATCACACATTTCTTGTCGTGTTTTTCCGCGTTGATTCATATAATATTGAATATTTTTAGCCATTATTTGTTTATTTCCGAGATTATCGCTCATATTAGCACCTCCCGCTATTTAATTTATATTATGATTATAAGATTAAATCGTAAAAAATGCAAGAAAATATTAAAAAATTACGAAAAAACCGTTGACATTACGATTAAATCGTAGTACTATATACTCGTAGCAAGGAGATAGCAGGAAAGGAGTAAAAATGGAGAACGACGAAATGAACTTGGCAGAATTACTGAAAGAAACAGCAGAAGAAAACCAGACAAGAAAAATCTTAGCTATCCTTGAAGAAAGTGAAGATTTGGAGAAAGCCAAAGAAAAAGTAAAAGCCCTGCTTAAATAGAATTAAGTAGGGCGAAAATAACAAGCAACCACAAGGGCGGCACTCTTAACATTCCTGCTAAGCCGCCCAAGTGACAAGAGGATTATAGCAGGAAATCAGAAAAATGTAAAGATTGGAGATGATAAAGTGCCAGAAATATCAAGTAACATGCGACTGACTTTAAAAACAGCCAGAGAAATACATGGTATGACACAGGAAGAAGCGGCGAAAAGAATTGGAGTAAGTACGGACACCTTGGGAAATTATGAACGTGGGAAAAGTTATCCGGATATTCCGGTTTTAAGAAAGATCGAAGAAACTTATGGTGTTCAATACAGCCAGCTTATTTTTTTACCTTTAGATTACGATAAAACCGTAAATATTCAGTAAGAAGGGAGATGATTGAGTGAGAAAGACAAAAAAGAAAAAGACCACTTCGGGCAGGAAGCAGTCCTTTTTAAGAGAAGAAGTAGCTTTCTTATATGCTTGTTTGTTAATTAAATCTCGATTCCGTGAGTAGCTAATTCTTTTCGTAATTCCTCATGATAAGTTTTTAGAAGTGTAATGGAATAATTCATAAGAAGTTGGTTTTGCTGGACTGCTTTTTGAAGTTGCTCATCATCCAAGTTGAGGACTTCATCAATTTTCCCATTAGTAATATCCTTTACGGACTTATCAAGAGAGGTCGCAATTACTTTATTAATATCCATTTAAAATTCTCCTTTCATAATACTCGACATGGCAGTGCCTGTACAAAGAATTTTAACACTGAAGGAGAACATTTACAACAATAGTAGAAGGGAGAGTGAGAGATGAAAGAAGAAAAGAGCAACAAAGTGAGATATTTCATAATTGGAATATCTATCATATTAAATTCTGTCGGAGTTATAGCAAATTCAATTGCAATAATAATGAGATTATGCCAGTAAGCAATAGAAGGGAGGAAAAGCGATGTGGATTTCAAGAAGAAAAGCAGATGCATTGGAAAAAAGAATTGCTGACCTTGAATTGCAGGTTCAAAGTCAGCAGGAAAAATTAGAAACTTTTCGCAATCTTTGGATAGAAAGACAAAAGTTTCTTTCTAAATCGAGTCCGAAGCATCATTGGGATTAGCAAAACCTATTCTTCTCGCAGGTTTAGTTTTATCTTCACGTTCAACAGATGTGAGTAAGAAATATAGCATACAAGAATAGTTTGACAACGGAGGAGATGATGCACAAAGCAGGAAAAGGGTACAAGCAGGCTGTCATATGATTTAACGGAGGTGGAAATGTATGGCAAAGAGAAAGAAAAAGGAGATTACCTGCAGCGTAACGATAACCGAGGGAGCATCGGAACGGCTTACCAAGGCATTGGTTAAGATCCATTATCAGCGGAAGCGTGATGAAGAGATGCGCGGGATAACGAAGGATGAAACCGCTTAGGCGGTAGCGGCGGACAAGCCATAAGAAAGGAGTGAGAACGTTGAAAAGAATAGGTAAGATCATTACGGCGGTCGGAGTCGGCATAATGTTTTTCGGTGGAATGTGTGATGCAGACGGCATTTATTATTACTACCTTATTGCCGTGATTGCATTAGGCGCGTTGGTATCATTGGCGGGCTTGGCGATCATGTCGGTGGAGCTGAGCAGAGCCGAGCGGCGGAAAGCATGTTTTTACTTTATCCGCAGACGGGACAGGCTGGATGCGGATGTGGAGTTTATCGATTTGGACAAAAAAATAGCACCTTGATAACTTTGGCGAGTACAGGTGCTATTTACCGTAGGAATACATAAGTATTTCTGCGTTTATTGTAACACAAAAGAGCAGTTTTTGAAAGTGTGATTTTATGATTTTCAGAGAATGTAAGCGCTGCGGTCATCCAATGGACCCGGGAGAGGGTCAGAACGGTATGTGTGATGACTGCGTTACCGGTGAAACAGAGCGGCGGGAGCGCGAAGAGAAGATGGAGTGGATGATCCGGGCAACGGATTGGACGCAGCTGGAAGTGGAGGATTTTTTGAATGAAAGCAAGGTTATGTAACAAGGACATGTGCAATCTCGTGGATGTGTTGCGGGAATTGCCGGAAACACTGGAAGGAGTCGGCGTTGCGGGAATTGCCACTATTACCGTTACGGATGACGGGAGCATTAGCGGGGTGCTGGCTGTTTCGCCAGAGACAGCAGTGAGACTTAAGATCAGTGACAATGGCGACAAAGGAGAGTGGGAGTATATCGATGATTGAGATCGCGCCGGATGCGCCGGACTGGGACGAATACGAAGCGGAGCAGGCACGGGCACAGCGGCATAGAAAGAAACTGGCAGCAATATACGACCGCGATGAGCGGTTTAGAGAAGAAAAGGAGATAGAAGATGCAGGAAATTAACTTATTAGTAGAGCAGAAAGACGGAAGTATCGAGACAAACTTTGAAGAGATCAAGGTAGCCCTTGCGGCAGGACTGGAGGAGTACAAGGGGATGGTGTTTACCGCAGAATCCCAGCCGGAAGCAAAAAGGACGGTGGCAAGCCTGCGTAAGCTGAAAAAGGCCATGAACGACAGGCGAATTGAGATCAAGAAAACTTTTATGGCGCCGTATACCAATTTTGAAGCGCAGGTCAAGGAACTGGACAAGCTGATCGATGAACCGATCGACTTTATCAGCGGGCAGATCGAGGAGTTTGAGCGTAGGCGCGTGGAAGCAAAGAAAGCGATGATCTGTGAAATCTATACCGGGATTATGGCGGAGCATGGAACCGTGATGGAGTATCTGCCGCTGGATCGCATCTATGACAGCAGATGGGAGAATTCCACGACCGCGCAGAAAGCTATCACAGAAGCCATCACAGCACATGTGGAGCATGTAGAGAAAGATCTGGACACTATCCGGGCGATGGAATCGGAGTTTGAGGATAAAGGCCTGGCGAAGTATAAGGCAACGCTGGAACTGTCAGATGCCATTGCAACCATGAATCAGTACCAGAAGCAGAAGGAAGAAATTCTGCGGAGACAGGCAGAGGGAGAGCAGAGAAAGGCAGAAGAGGAGGCACGCCGGGCGGCAGAGGAAGAGCAGAGAAAAGCTGCTTTGGTGCATGAAGAACCGGTTGTTGTGCCGGATGTTGCTCTGGAGGAAGAAAAAGAGGTGCGGTCTGCTCCGGCGCCGGCGGGAACCGTACGGTATGAAGTAATTGCCGATCCGTTCCAGATCGCACAGCTTGAATCTGCTATGCGCGAGTACGGTATTAAATTTCGGAGGGTGTAGGGATGAATGGTAAAAACATCAAAAAGCACTTGAATAACAAGTTGCGCGATTGGATTTTGAATATTGATGATGAAAACATCAAAAAAATTATAAAAGACAATGTGATTGTGACTGGTGGTGCGATTGTTTCGCTTCTGACTGGTGAAAAACTTCACGATTATGATGTTTATTTTAGAACAAAAGAAGCGTGCTTGGCTGTAGCGACATACTATGTCGGAAAATGGAATGAAATGCATCCAGACAAACCGGTTTCAGTAAGGTGCGATGATAAAACGGGAAAAATTGACTGCTTTGTTTCATCTAAGGGCATTGCGGATGAAGATGAAGTAAAGACGAGTGACATTTCCTATAATTTTGCATCCACGGAAGAGGAGATTGAGGAAGCTTTGGAGCAGGAGACGGAGAACGAAAAGTACAGACCTCGATTTATCACGAGCAACGCAATCACTTTGACAGACAAGGTGCAGCTTGTAATTCGATTCTATGGCGAGGTGGAGGAAATTCATAAGAACTATGATTTTGCACACTGCACATGTGCATGGAGCTCCTGGGACAACGAATTATTTCTTCCAGAAAAAGCACTTGAATGCATTATCAACAAGGAGCTGTACTATATCGGATCAAAATATCCGTTATGTTCGATTGTTCGGACCCGGAAATACCTTGAGCGCGGTTATCACATCAATGCTGGACAGTATGTAAAGATGTGTTTCCAGTTGAATGAATTAGATCTGAAGGACGTAAAGGTTCTCGAGGATCAGCTGACGGGTGTTGACACAACATATTTTAAGATGATGGTTGATGCCATTCAGAAGCATATGGAAGAAACCGGCGAGGAAAGGGTTGATGCAACCTACGCAATGAATCTTATAAATAAACTGTTTTAGGAGGGCGGCATGGCGGAAGCAGCAAGAAAAATGAATATATATGAAGCGATCTCTCGGTGCATGGAAGAGATCGGGGCGGTCGGTAAAGATGCAGTGAATAAACAGCAGGGCTTTAAGTATCGTGGAATTGATGCGGTCATGAATGCAATCAATCCGGCGCTGGTAAAGAATCATGTTTTTATTGTTCCGGAAGTCTTGGAACAGCAGAGACAGGAGCGAACCACAAATAAGGGTGCGGTTCTGATCTATTCCATCTGCCGGATCAAGTACACATTTTATGCCGAAGATGGATCGTTCATCGAAGCGGTAACGGTTGGAGAGGGAATGGATTCCGGAGATAAAGCAACCAACAAGGCAATGGCGATTGCATTCAAGTATGCGTGCTTCCAGGTATTTTGCATTCCGACCGAGGAGATGAAGGACCCGGACGGAGAAATACCGGAACCGGTTACACCAGCACCGCAGTTTACACCGGCGACAGCAGAGCAGTTACATAAAATCAATAGATTTGTGGATGCCTATGCTGAAATGTGTGAGAACGCAAATGCGGTAGATATCGTGAACCAGCTTAAGAAAATGTACAATTTTTCCGGTACATCTGATATTTCTACGGAGCTGGCAAACAAGCTGATCGAACAGGTAGAGACCTGGTATAAGAAAAGGAAAGAAGCTGATGCCTGATGGAGACTACCGGAAAGCTAACTGGTGCAAGCCGGACATTTGATGGACAAGGCATCATCCTCACGTTTGAGGTTGATGCTTCGGCAGCCAGTCAGATCGAAAACATGAAAGCGAATGATCTGCTACGGATCAAAGCGGTTAAATATCGTGAAAAACGGAGTAACGATGCAAACGCCTATGCGTGGGTGCTCATGACTAAGATTGCGAACCATCCAGATATATCATCCAGTAAAGAAGATGTTTATGAAGAGATGTTACAGAAGTATGGTTCTTTTTATGAGGATGACAACGGGTATGTAACAGTAACGCTTAAGAAGGAAGTGGATGTATCACTGCTCGGCGGGCATTGGAAAAGAATACGAGAATTTGTGAAGAACGGAAAGGTATGGGTTTCTTATCTGATGATTAAGGGATCGAGTGAATTTGATACATCTGAAATGAGTCACTTTATTGACCAGATTGTGGAGGAAGCACAGGAACTTGGTATTGAGACGGCAACGCCGGATGAACTGGAACGGATGAAACAGGAGTGGGGCGTATGAAGCGATTATGGAGCGTATTCACGGATGATATGGAACATTGCTATTTTACCGGCGCGGCGCCGGTTGAACGCCATCATATTTTCCCGGGTAATCCGAACCGGAAGAATAGCGAGAAGTATGGATTTGTCATACCGCTTCGCCCGGATCTGCATCCGAATGGAACGCAGGCGGGGAAGAATGCCGCTGAAATGGATCTGAAGCTTAAGCAGATGGCACAGGAATATTTTGAAAGCCATTACGGAAGCAGAGAAGAGTTCCGGCGGATATTCGGGCGGAGCTGGTTATAGGGTTGAAACACCCGCCTGTAGGCGAAAGAAACCGATCATGCGGAGACTTATTATATCACGAACTGTCGAAGCCATGATGATACCTCCGGGGTCGTCCCGGAGGGGAAAGGGGTATATGAAAACGATAAATGATATTCCCTATGGACATGCGCGCCCATTACTGCGGCCGACAAAATCGTATGAAGATAGGGCGCTTAGAAAGAATATAGAAGATGCTAATCGGAACGGGGATTGCATTATCAATGTGGGCGCTGGCTATTACCGCCCCATCCCAGGAGATCCGGTTGATGAAAAGGAATTAAATGAGTATTTGGCACAGGAATTGCACCGCGCGAGAGCGATACAGTCGAAGCGCCTTGCTATGAAGCTGGCGTTTGAGAGGAGGAGAGAAGTTGGAGTATTTACTGGTAATCCAGGGGAGACTGGATAATTTGAACGACTTCATCCGTGCAGATAAATCCAGTAGATATAAAGGCGGAGAACTGAAAGCGAATAACGAAAGAATCGTATCTGCGTATATAGAGCAGTGTTTGCGTGGAGTTAAGATCCAGAAGCCGGTGTATATGGAATATGCATGGTTTGAAAAGAACAAGCGCCGGGATCTCGATAATATATCTTCGTTTGGGCGCAAAGTGATTCAGGATGCACTGGTCAACAAAGGAGTGCTGAAAAATGATGGATGGGAACATATTGTTGGGTTCAGCGATCGGTTTGACGTAGATACTCAAAACCCACGGATAGAGGTATTGATCCGGGAGGTGGGATGATTGGATGGCAACTACATAAAATTGAGCCGGGGGCTGTTGGAATGGGAATGGTACACGGATATCAATACCACCCGGCTGTTCATCCACATGCTGTTGAAAGCCAACTGGAAGGATGGAAATTTTAAAGGGACAACGGTTTCGCGTGGATCATTTGTCTCGTCCATCGGGAAGCTGGCGGGCGAAACTGGACTTACGGAGCGCGAAATTCGGACAGCAATTTCGCATTTGAAAAAGACAGGCGAAGTGACAAGCAAAACGACAAACAAATATACCGTATTTACAGTGGTTAAGTACGATTTATACCAGACGAGCGACAAGCAAAACGACAGTCAAGAGACAAGCAAGCGACATTCTAACGACATTCTAACGCCAACAATAGAAGAAAAGAAAGAAGGAAAGAAGGGAAGAAATACACCCCCTATATCCCCCGTGGAGCGGTTCGTGGAATTTGCTGCAGCCTACCCGAAAAAGTGTACTGGCTATCTGGCAGAATCGGAATACTGCAATGCGGTGATGGCTGGCGTACCGGAGGATGATCTGATACGGGCGGCGCGGAATTATGCGGATGCTTGCCGGCGGGACAGAACGGCGGAGCGGTATATCAAGAAAGCGGAAAACTGGCTTCGCGAGAACGTATTTATGCAGTATCTAAAAGGAGCGGGCAATGGAGCAGATGGAACAAACGCTGGAGAAAATACTACAGCGCATGAAAAATCGATCAATGAGCGGCTCGGAGAACTTGGAGACACCGGAGAATTTGAGGGATTCTGATGTGTGTCCGTTGTGCAATGGCACCGAGTGGATCTTGACCGAAAAGGACGGTATCACAACGGCGGTGGAATGTAAGTGCCGGGAGCGGGCGGCGATGTCAAGGCGGTTGCGGTTTGCAGACATACCGGAAGCATTCCGGGGGATGGATTTGAAAACCTTCCGCACGGATGTGTACCGACAGCCAGACAGCAAAAAGACGGTTACGGATGCCTGCCGGATCATAAAGGCTTACCTGGAAGATTTCGGAACTCAGAGGGAGCAGGGAATGGGGCTATTTATCTGGTCCCGCACAAAGGGCAGCGGGAAGACCCGGATTGCTGCCGGGATTGCAAATGAGTTGATGAAAAGCTATGCAGTCAAGTTCGCGGTATCGCTGACCATCTTGCAGGAGATCAAGAATACATGGCGGCGGGATGCCGAATACAGTGAGAGCCGGTTACTGGATGCGCTTAACACGGTGGATGTGCTGATTATCGATGATTTCGGCGTGGAATCCCCGGCAGCGTGGATCAACGACAAGATGTACCAGATTATCAACGAGCGGTACATCAACAAGAAAGTGACTATCTTTACGAGCAACGAATCATTGGACAGCCTGCGGTACGATGACCGGATCACCAACCGGATCAAGGAGCGGACATATCAGATTGCATTTCCGGAGGAATCGGTTCGGGACCATATCGCAGAGCGGAACCAGGAAGAGATGATTGAAAAAGTTATGAGAGGACAGGGCAATGGAGAGAAGAAAAAGAACGAGCATGTATGACCCGTACCGAGAGGATATTGTGGCAGCGCTTGAAGCAGGAAAGACGATCATCCAGATTTACAACGAGATCATATATCCGGCAATGAACGGAGCATGTGAATACAGTGGACTGGCGTACTACGTGAATAAAAATGGTCTCCGATACGTGACGGAAAATGACGGCTATGAGCCGGTACATATCTGCGCGGAGTGTGAACATTGCGGAAAAATCCAGAGAGAGCGGTTCGATCCCATGAGTTTTTGCAAGAAAGCGGAGCGGGAGATTTTGCCGGTGGTCAAGACGTCGCCGCGGTGGTGTCCGTTACGATCGAGGATACAGGGGGCGAGATAAATGCATAGAGACAGTAAGGAGCGCCGCAGGCGCATGGCGGAAATCAGTGAGAAGATGACACGCCCAAGCAAGCATGTGAGCGGCGACGTGCTTAAGAGATTCAGGGAGGTGCCGTATCAGCTGCGGTGCGGAAAGGAGCAGGGAAATGATTGAATGCATGAGAACAGTAGCGAGAAAGCCGGAGTTTGGGCGGTGGATTCCGGTAAGCGAGAGGTTGCCGGAAGATTGCGTCCCGGTCAACATTACATATGTGAATCATAATCCGGAATCTTATTACGCGAACATCAAAGATGTACCGTTTACGGCAACAGGGGTGCATTACTCGGACGCATGGTACTGGTGGTCAACGACTTGCACTGATTATCTTGCAGAATACGGCAGATGTGATGTTGATATGGTCGATACCGATGTCGAGATAATAGCCTGGATGCCACTGCCAGAGCCGTACCGGGAAAGTGAGGAAAAATAATGGATTGCGAAAAAGAATGCAAACTTGGAAAAACATATTGCTGCATGGAGTGCCCGAGCTACGATATATGCCGGGAAAAGCGCAAGAACAGAAAATTGAGTTTTGAAAAAGCCGTGAAGTGGATTGCCGTTAGCATTGCGGTTATAGCCGGAATCAAGATGACGGGATCGGCGTGGTGCCTGTGGGCGTTTGCTTTGCCGATATTGGCAGACTAGGAGGGATAGCATGTACAACATGGATGTAACCAATAGCCTTTGTTCACTTCCGGCAACGGATTTGAACTTTACGGCAGATCTGAAACGAGCAACATCGGATCGGATTCGGCTTGCGATTGAAAAGATGCAGAAAAACGGAGGGAAGAATAAAACAAGGATTGCCGCATGTGAAAGAGAATTGAAGCGGAGAGACAGAGAACGTGGAGAATAGATATTTATTTCGCGGAAAGTAGATTGGTAACGGTCAGATGGCATTTGAGATTGTTGGTGTGAAATGAAAAAGAGAGGTGTTAGCCCCTCTTAATCCAAGTAATGTCATATCCCATAATTTCTGCTAAAGCCAGGCATTCACTGTATTTAATGGTTCCACGTGATAGTTTATTAGAAATATTTTGAGTGGTTGTTGGCTCATGTGTTTTATTATACTCAGCAACTATTTCTGTTAGAGTCATACCGCTTTTGGCAATATAGGATTTTATTTCATTACGAATATCATTACTCATAAGATACACCTCCTGTGTTTAATTATACGATATAGAATAAAAATATTCAATAGAGTGTAAAAATATTTGCTTAAGTGTTGACAATTGTTTCACTATAGTGTATAACAAAACTATAATAAAACAAAAAACACGGAGGTAACAAGTATGTATGAAGTAATCAATGAGGAATTAGGTATCAAGGCATGTGGACTGGCTGATTTAACGGCAGAGCAGGTAAATCACTTTTTGGGGCTTTGGGAAGATGGTGCGAGAATTGGAACGCTCACGGTATTCTTTGAAAATGAGACAGGGGATTTGGTTTTGAATAAGGACAATGAGATGTATGACACATACAGAGAACTTGCAGAAATATACATGGGGGCATCGTCAGATCGTCGCGAAGAAATCTGGGAGAATTGTCCAGTGCCGCAGATGAAAGAAACAATAAGAGTAATGGAAAATTGCTTGAAATTCCGGAGAACAGAAAAGGAATTGTTCAGAGCAAGAAAAAATTATATCGCATGTGAGCCGTCTTATGCGATCTTGAGTGAAATCCGTAAAAAGTATGATTTGGCAGGAGCAGTAAGCGTAGCATTTCGATATGGCATCATGCAGGGAAAACGAATGGAGAGAGCAAAAAAGAAAAGACAATCCGTTATCGCCTAGCCAGCACTTGGGATTGTCTTAAACACAAGGAGTACCTTGTAAGCTGATTATAGGGTACTCCGAAACTAAAAGCAAGAGAAAAGGAGAAAAAAATAGATGAACGATTTAATGATTTTTGAAGGACATGAGGTAGAAGCATTTGAATTTGAGGGACAGGTGATATTCAATCCATATCATGTAGGTGCTTGTTTGGAAATTGGAGAAAACGGAGTGAAATCTGCTGTTTCTAAGATGAATGATAAACAGGTAGTTAAGCTGACAAATTCTAAAGTTGCTAAATACAACTTTAGAAAATTGCATAATACTGGGGAGAACTTTATCACAGAAAGTGGTGTCTATAAGTTGGTATTCAAGAGCCATAAGCCAAACGCTGAAAAATTTACAGATTGGATTGCCGATGAAGTGCTTCCTGCATTACGCCAGACAGGACATTATGAGATGCAGAAACAGAGAACAACCAAGAAAGCGCATACAGAGAGTTTATCAGCAGTAAATAATGCGGTTAAGATTCTTACACCTATGCTCGCGGCGGCTGGATGTGGTAGCAAGATACAGCTTCTTACGGCAAAGTCACTTTATGAAAAGGCAGATGTAATGCTTCCGGTACTGATTGAAGCAGATCAGCAGTATTTTGATACGGTACATATTGCCAGACAGGTAGGCATTTACTATCAGAGTTCCGGTAAGCCGGCAGATAAGGCAATCAATGAGATCATTCGGCGGCTTGATTTGCCAGAAAACATGTACATTGAAACATGGGAGAGCAAGGGGAAATGGCAGGGGACGGTTAGAAAGTATGCGCCGGAAGTTAGTGACATGGTACGTGTATGGTATGCGGATCAGGGCTATCCAAGAGACATTGAATATGTACAGAGTGATGGTCAGACAAAAGCATACCACGTGATCTGGCGTGGCGGCGAGGTGGCGTAGTATGGGAAAAGTTTTAAATTTTCAGCAAAAAAGTCCACTTTATTGTGCACAGGATTTAAGAGAATACATCGGTTACATTATCGAAGATGTTATCTCAGATGAATATGATTGTAATGCTAAGTTAGTATTAAGAGACAAGGGAAGCAATAAAAGGGTTGTACTTGATGTTGAAAGAGCACTGGATGGAGAAACAGTGTTTGCGCTGGAACAGCAATAAAAAACGGGTTAGGTAAGTGGGAAAGTTCCAATTTACCTAACCTAAATTTGGCTGTAAGTGAATGGATAGTTACTGTCATGGTCAATACAGATAGACACCGAGGGTTTGACAGTGAGAAAATTGAATTTGTAGTACATTGACAATTGAATATTGACGGTCAAAATGGTAAGGTTATATAAAAAATAGGTATAGGAGATGTGTGTTATGGAATGGTACCAAGAATTTATAGCCACTGATAGATATTTAATATTTAACTTTGTAGCTATTGTATTGTCGTTTTTGGTTGGAGAAATGAGTGCTAGGATTATGATGTCAAGCTTATCTAAGAAAAAATATGGTGATATGATAGAATTATTAGAGGAAAATAAGAATAATCTATATGAGTCATGGAGAGAAGCATATACATATCTTTCGAAAGCAGGTACTTATTTATGCCTTGTCTTAGTTCTTTTGATTCAATTTGTGCTTAATATATTTGCTGCTAATAGAGATGGAATTACAACAACAGTGCTAATGTTTACTATTGCTGTATCCGTAATGGAATATCGAGATAATAGAAGTGAATACAAAAGAAGAGAAAAAGTTTTGAAAAGTAAACAATTAAATCTTATTATGCAAGCAGAAGAAATAAAAGATATTGAATTTGAAGACAAAGTGCTAGCAGAACTTGAAAAAAGGGGACTTATTGATAATGAAAAAAAGATAGAAATAATAAAAAGCATACGACATGTTAAATAGAGAAAACTGAATTTTACCAACCGTCAAATTCGATGGTTGGTATTTTTTTTCGCAAAATTTGAAAGGGGGAATGTACTTGGATGAAAAAGAGATATACGAGATCTGCATGAGCGTGGACAGCTTCATTGCTGCGGAACTGACGGAATCCATCGTGCGCGGCACCAGCTATGATATCCTGGAAGCTCACTACGGCATTCTCCCAATCAGCAGGAGGAGTTTTTACAGGCGGCGCAGGACAGCGCAGAGGTTGATGCGGCAGAGGATGGCGCATCTGGTGGAAGAGAAGAACGGACAGTTAAGGATGGTGTGGGAGAATTTGTAAAATATTTTGAATATTATCAAATATAATGATAAAATATTACATATGGGGGAGCAAATTATGAGATACATATTAAAAGTGAAACTTTTATTTGACAAAGTAATAACAATATTTATAGAAAAACATCTAATTACCAAAATATATAATATTATATCCGTATTGGCGACATTAACTATTTTTTCAGGGTTGATATTATTTCTCTATGGGAAAATAGTGAAAAGTAATCAATCGGATAATGACTTAATAATGAAACAAATTAAAAAGGAAGTAAAAGAAGAGGAAGTCATTTCTCTCAACGTAGCTGACATACATGGATTTGGAAATAATTCAATTATAGTAACAACTACAGAAGATTCAGGGACAGGATTAGGCAGTAATAAACTGTTAATTTTAGATTCTGTTGATAATGAAATTTTACGTGGTATGAATGATTTATTAGGAATAAAGAGTAGTTATAAAACAACATTTTCTTATACATTATTAAGTGATGAAATCCATTTTGTACCAGAAACAGAATATGTTATAGATATTTTGGGGGATTCCACAAAAGAGATAATTGTAAAATATTATGTTTGGGGAAGTAATTACAGTGCAAACGCCACGGCTATTTTTGCATATTCGTATAAAGATGAGGCATACAAAATTATAGGAACGTATCCCGAAAACAAGAAAATTGATTTGATAATGTATAATAGTCAAGGAGAGATTGAAGAGCGATACGCACAAATAGTAGAAACATGTTTCAATAAATTAGAAGGTAATAATTACAATTCTATTGAATGTACGGATGGGGAAAAAAACTTTTCTTTAAATTGTGGTTCAGTATATAATCATGAATATTGGATTGTATCGGCTGGTAGAAAAGAATTTGTGACGGTAAACTATGATCCATATGGTGATGAGAAAACCTATATCAATGTATATGAAACAATATATGATAAAGATGCTAATGCACTATCGTGGAACGTGATATATTCAGAATACGTGGATAACCTATCGTATAACTATACCCAAGATGAATTAGCAAAAGAATTAATGGATATTATGGATTTGCCTGTGACTTTTATAGAATCATATAGTAATTAAAAAACCAACCACCACTTACGATGGTTGGTTTTTTTTCGCCTAAAACTTGGCACAAATCCACTCCAAACCTATTGTATGATATTATCAGAAACATTGCAGTGATAATACCAGAAAGGGGAGAATACGGTGGGAGTAGATAAGAAAATATTGGAGCAGTATGTAGATGCATGTGAGATGATCCGGGAGACGGAGCAGGATATTAAGAGATTGAAGCGTAAGCGGCAAACGATTGTGACAGGAAGTGTAAAAGGTTCGATGAATGATTTCCCATACGCAGAGACACATTTCAAGATTGAAGGAACATCGTTCACATACACGGATGATACGCAACTGCGCATGGAAGAGGAACTGCTGGAAGAGAGAAAAGCCCAGTCGGAAGAGATCAAGCTGCAGGTGGAGCAGTGGATGAACGGCATACCGGTACGGATGCAGAGGATCATCCGGTATAAGTTCTTTGAGGGAATGAGCTGGGAACAGGTAGCTGTAAGAATGGGGAGAAAAAGCACCGAGGGAAGTGTTAAGATGGAGTTTCAGAGATTTATGGATGCTGCGTAAAAGTTTGTTACGAATGTTACACATGTTACGAAAAATCAATGTATAGTATAAACTGCAAGAGGTGAATAAAAGAGCCAAGAGCCATTTGCTTTTTGCAACTCCCCCAACCCAGAGAAGGCGCCCGTTTAATGACGGGTGCTTTTTTGTATGTAAAGAAAAGGTAGGTGATGGTCCTTGCCAAAGGCAAAAGATGCGAGAGCGGACAAAGCCTTTGAAATGTATAAGCAAGGGCTTAAGCTAATAGAGATTGCAAACCAGCTCGGGATAGCCGAGGGAACTGTGCGGAGCTGGAAGAACCGGTATAAGTGGGATGATGGTGGTAATGCAACGTTGCGAAAGAAAGAGAAAAAGGAATGCAACGTTGCGAAAGAGAATAAGCGAGCGAAGAGAGCAAAGAAAGAGCCTGTTGCACATGAGGTTGAAGCAGTAATACAGAATACTGATTTGACCGATAAGCAACAGCTTTTTTGCATTTATTACATTCGTTGCTTTAATGCAACCAAGGCATATCAGAAAGCGTATGAGTGTGATTACGCAACCGCAGTGGTGGCGGGACCGAGATTGTTAGGAAATGTTCGGATAAAAGAGGAGATTTTTCAGCTGAAGCAGGAACGACTCAACAGAGAGTTCTTGAGTGAGTCAGACATCTTCCAGAAGTACATGGACATTGCATTTGCAGACATGACGGATTTTGTTGATATTCACGGAGGAATTGTCTCTGTGAGGCATGAGATTGATGGATCAATCGTCAGCGAAGTAAGCAATACCCAAAGCGGTATCAAGATTAAACTTGCCGACCGCATGAAAGCGTTGCAGTGGTTATCCGACCATATGGACCTTGCAACGGATAAGCAGAGGGCTGAAATTGCACTGTTAAAATCCAGAGCGGACGCTGGCAAGGATGACCGGGAGAATAAGCTGGATAAATTCTTTGAGCAGATAGAGGGTGCATTAAAAGATGCTGAGTGATTTATACACACCAAAACAGCTTGATACATTCCGATTTGCTGTAAATAATGATTATTTTATGCTAATCAATCACGGTGCGAAACGTACCGGAAAAACGGTTCTGGACAATGACCTGTTCCTGTATGAATTACGCAGGATTAAAAAAATTGCCGCTGCACAGGGCGTTGAGAATCCGCAATATATATTGGCTGGTGCTGACCTGGGAGCGCTTAACCGAAACGTGTTGATTGAGCTTTCCAACAAATACGGCATTGAGTTTCACTTTGATAAATTTAATCGGTTCAAGCTATTCGGCGTGCAGGTGTGTTGTTTCGGACATTCCAAGATAAACGACCTGGGGCGCATCCGAGGAATGACTGCATACGGGGCTTATATCAATGAGGGCACGATGGCAAAGCAGGAAGTGTTTGACGAGATTAAGTCCAGATGTTCCGGCAATGGTGCAAGGATGCTGATTGATACAAACCCGGATAACCCGGAACACTGGCTTAAGAAAGACTTTATTGATAAGGCGGATGGAAAAACCATCAAGGCAGTGCAATACAGGCTGGATGATAACACGTTCCTGTCAGAACGGTATAAGCAGAATATGAAAGAAACAACGCCGTCCGGGATGTTTTATGACCGAAACATTAATGGAATGTGGGTAATGGGCGAGGGTGCTGTATACCGGGATTTCAATGCAAAAATTCATTACATCAGCAGAGAGGAACTGCAAAAGGTCAATTTTGTTAAATACATCGCCGGGGTTGATTGGGGATATGAGCATTTTGGAGCAATTGTACTATTGGGAAAGGACGATAAGGGATGCTATTACCTTATCAAAGAGATTGCCCGACAGTATGAAGAAATAGATTTCTGGCTGGAGCAGGCCCAGGCAATCAAAGCCGAGTATGGCAATATACCATTTTATTGTGATTCTGCCCGACCGGAATATGTGAAAAAGTTCAAGCAGAATGGCTTGCGTGCGATTAACGCCAACAAGGCAGTGTTAAGCGGAATTGAGCGCGTGGCACAGTTATATAAGCAAGATAAGTTACGGATTGCGGATGATGTCGACCGGTTCCGGGATGAGATTTATATGTACGTTTGGAACGAAAAGACCGGGGAGCCGGTCAAGCAGTTTGATGATGTGCAGGATGCCATCCGGTACGCAATATACACGGACGAAAACCACGGCGGCATCAGCATTTTAAAATAGAGGTGAGAACATGGAACTTGAGGTAATGAAAAAACTCATAAGAAAATACGAACCGGGACATACACGGTTTTCCTTGCGGGCGATGCAGGCGGAACGGTACTACCGGAATGAAACGGATATTCTGGTAAAAGACAAGCTCACAGACGAAAAAGAGAAAGAGGAACCCGATAATCCGTTACGTAACGCAGATAACCGGATCCCCCGGAACTTCCACGGGCTTATCGTAAATCAGAAAGCTGCGTACATGTTCACGGCACCGCCGCTCTTTGACATTGGGAACGAGCATGGAAATGAAGTTGTGACAGAAATACTCGGGGATGAATACCGGAAGAACTGCATGGAGCTGTGCATAAACGCTGCCAATGCGTCGGTGGGATGGATTCATTACTGGGAGGATGAAGATGGAACATTCCAGTGGGCGGTAGTTGACAGCAAGCAGATTATCCCCATCGAATCCCACAATCTGAAAAAGAAGTTGCTAGGTGTTCTCCGTATGTACGATGAAATCGACGAGGAAACAGGAGATACCTATGCAATTTATGAGTATTGGGATAAGGAAAGCTGCTGGTCATTCCGACGGAAGAACGGCGATACCTTGGATGATGGGCTGTTCTACTACAATACGTTCATGGTGCCGGATACCGGCGATTTTACCGCAGAATATCGGCACGAATTCGGAGAGGTGCCGTTTATTCCATTCCCGAACAACAACACGAATACGAATGATTTGAAAAACATTAAGCCGCTGATAGACGTATATGACAAGGTCTACAGCGGTTTTGTTAATGATTTGGATGATATTCAGGAACTGATAATTGTCCTGTCCGGGTATGGCGGCACGGACCTCAATACGTTTCTGTCAGATCTGAAAAAATACAAGACTATTAAGGTGGACGGTGATGAGGGTGGCAACCCGGGGGTAAGTACGCTCAACATTGAGATTCCGATTGATGCCCGCAACAGCGTGTTAGAAGCCACCAGAAAGGCTATTTTTGAACAGGGGCAGGGATTTGATCCGCAGCCGGAGAACTTTGGAAATCAGAGTGGAGAAGCGCTTAAATTCATGTATTCGCTGCTTGAAATGAAAGCCGGGCTGACGGAGACGGAGTTCCAGCTTGGGTTCGCCCGTCTGGTAAGAGCGATATGCCGCCATGAGGGAATTGATTGCAAGAAAATCATCCAGACGTGGACCCGCACTTGTGTAAAAAATGACACGGAGCAGGCACAGATTTGCAAGGATTCGGTTGGAATTGTCAGTAAAAAGACCATTCTTAAAAATCATCCGCTTGTCGAGGATGCAGACGCTGAATTGAAGCAGTTGGAGAAAGAGGAAAAGGAAGCACAGGAGAAAGCAGATGCTTACGCCGGTGCTTTTGATGCATCTAAAAATAGCACTGAAACAGATAGCAATGAGAAAGCAGATGCCGAGCAGTGAAATGAGGTGATTGCATGGGAGAACGGACAAGTGAATACTGGCAGGAGCGCTTCCGGCAGTTGGAAGAATCACAGCATGATACGTCCGTTCAGACCGTGCAGGAGATTGAGCAGGAGTTCCGGCGGGCAGAGCAGGCGCTTGACGGGAAGATTAACGCCTGGTATCAGCGGTTTGCTGCCAACAACGGCATTTCAATGGTGGAAGCCAGACGTTTGCTTAACAGTGAAGAACTGGAAGAGTTCCGGTGGGATGTGCAGGATTATATTAAATACGGGCGCGAGAATGGCATAAATCAGCAGTGGGCAAAACAGCTTGAGAACGCATCCGCAAAGGTGCATATCAGCAGATTGGATGCTCTCAAGGTGCAGACACAGCAGGAGATTGAAAAGCTGTACGGAAATTATCATGATTCCATCGATGAACATATCACAAATCTGTATACATCCGGGTATTACCATACTGCATACGAAGTGCAGCGAGGTATCGGTGTTGGCTGGCAGATGCAGAGCTTTAATCCGGAAAAGGTCAATGACATCATACATAAGCCCTGGGCGGTGGATGGACGCAACTTTTCAGAGCGCATTTGGACGGATAAAACGAAGCTGATTAACAATATGCACGATTCCTTAACGCGGATGTGCATCACCGGAGAATCGCCGGATCGAGCCATACGGGAAATATCCCAGAACATGAAAGTAAGCAGATCACAGGCGGCGCGAATTGTTCAGACGGAATCAGCCGCTTTTTCTGCTAAGGCACAGGAAACGTGTTTTTCTGACCTTGACGTGGAAGAGTTCGAGGTGGTTGAGACATTGGACAGCCGCACTTGCCCAACCTGCGGGGAGATGGACGGGAAGCACTTTCCGATGAAAGATTATAAGATTGGTGTTACCGTGCCACCGTTCCATCCGAATTGCCGGGGATGCACCTGCCCGTATTTCAACGATGAATTTACCACGGGGGAAAGAGTTGCGCGCGGGGCAGATGGCAAGAAGTATTATGTGCCGGAGAATACGACGTATAAGGAGTGGAAGAAATCGTTTGCGGATGGTAATACAGAGAAAGGAATTAGCGGCAAGTATTCACAAAAGACGTATGACAATAAGGTTGATGTAGGTTTTGTAAAGAGCACGGAGTATAGAAAGAAGTTTGAGAATCTTGATGAGAATGAAAATACTCAGAAGACAATATGGCAGAAAGCACGCGACATTTTAGTACATCGAAACGGAACTAATAAAGAAGATATGTATTTAATTAGTGTCATCGATGGAAAGATAAAAGGGAAAAGCGTTGCTGCAAAAGAAGATAATATAGTTGAGTATAATAAAAGCCTGAGAGATGCGGTAGAAATAGAACCAAGAGGAACACTTATAAGTATACATAATCATGGAACAAATATTCCTCCGACTGGAGCAGATTTTGCGTCAGCGGGTTATAGGGGATACAGAAAGGGAATTGTTGTATGTCATAATGGAGATGTATATGTATATGAGGTTGGCGACAAGCCGTTTTCCCAAAGATTATTTGATGAGACTGTTGAAAAATACAGAAAAAGTGGATATAATAAAGGCATAGAAGCAAATACAAAAGCGTTAGAGCAGTTTGAAATGGACTACGGAATAAAGTGGAGAAAATTATAATGAGCAAGAAATATTACGATGGTCCGGTGCAAGATACGGAACGAACTCTTGAAGAACTGGAAAAGGACATTGAAAAGGAAAAAAAACGGTGTGAAAAAATGAATAGTTGGGAAGACGCAGAATAATACCACCAGCCAATAACGGTTAGGTGGTATTTTTATACCCCAAATTAGTAATAACAGGACAACCGGAAATTTATGAACCGAACGGTGCAGAGGTGACGCCAAGTAAGTTCCTCCGGCAGTCCTGTTTTTATATTGTCCGAAAGCCTTATGACGTTTAAACTGCGGCAATTTGCCCTTATGCATGGCATCAAAACTGCATACTGCTTGTGGAGACACCACGCTTAAAAACGGTGCAGGAAAGGAAACTATGGAATTTTTAAAAGACATTTTAGGCGAGGATCTCTATAAGCAGGTGTCAGATACCGTCAATGCCTATAACGGAAAGCCGGAGAATAAGGATAAGCAGGTAAAGCTTGCAGACCTTGGATCTGGTCAGTATGTTGACAAAGGCAAGTATGATACCGCCGTGGCAGAAAAAGAGAATCTTGCCGGTCAGATTAAGACACTCAACACAACTATCGGAGATTTAAAGAAAAATAATGCCAATAACGAGACGTTACAGACCACTATTGCCAATCTGCGGGGAGAACTTAAAAAACAGCAGACTGCAAGCGAGGAGATTGCAAAGACCTATGCGCTGAAAGATTCCCTCACAAAGCAGGGCGTACTTGATCCGGATTATCTGATCTACAAAGCCGGTGGCCTTGAGAAGTTCAACTTCGACAAGGAAGGAAAGCCGATCGGCGTGGAAGAGGTTGTGAAGCCATACAAAGATGATGCGGCTATGGCTCACCTGTTCAAGCAGGAGCAGTCCAAACCGCCGTACAACCCAAAGAATGGGGGCGCAGGCGGTGTGACGAATCCATTCGCAAAAGACACTTTTAATCTGACCGAACAGGGACGTATGTTAAAAGAAAATCCGGCGCAGGCAAAAGAACTTGCCGCAGCGGCCGGAGTAACACTGTAAGAAAGAGAGGATGATAATTTATGGCAATTACAAAGATTGCAGACGTAATTGTACCGGAGCTTTTTAACCGGTATGTAATCAACAGAACAATGGAGCTGTCCGCGTTCTTCCAGAGCGGAATCGTGGTAAACAGCCCGGAATTTGACGCACTGGCAAGCGAGGCAGCCAGAACACACAATATGCCGTTCTTCGAGGATTTACAGGGTGAGTCCGAGGCAATCCTTGAGGATGTGAAGATGACCGCAAAGAAGATCGGTTCCAACAAGGATGTATCCACAACAATCTACAGACAGAATATGTGGGGAGCAAGTAATCTTTCCGCGGCGCTGGCCGGAGCTGATCCGATGAAAGCCATCGGTGATCTGGTGGCATCCTACTGGGCAAGAGATATGCAGAAGGAGCTTATCTCAATCCTTGCTGGAGTGTTCGGCACCACTACTGCGGGGGCAGAGGGAACACCGGCGGCAGAAACCAGAATGGCAGATCATATTCTTGACCTTACCACCGGAAAAACGGATGCGGCAAAGCAGATCAGCGCATCTGCGTTTATTGACGCATGCCAGCTGCTTGGCGACGCGCAGGCGCAGTTATCCGGCGTAGCGATGCACTCGGCGACAAAGTCTTATCTGAAAAAGCTGAATCTGATCGAGACAGAGCGTGATTCTACGGATGTTGAGTTTGACACCTATCAGGGCAGACGCGTGACCGTGGATGACGGCTGCCCGGTAACTTCCGGTGGCGTGTATACGACATACCTGTTTGGCAATGGTGCGGTAGCTTACGGCAATGGTTCTCCGGTAGGATTTGTCGCTACGGAGGTTGATCGTGACAAGCAGACCGGCGGCGGTATCGATTATCTTATCAACCGTAAGGCGTTTATCCTGCATCCGAGAGGAATTGCATACACTGGAGCTGTTCGTGAGCATGTAGAGACACCGCTTCGTGCAGAACTTGCCAAGGCAGAGAACTGGAAACCGGTATATGAGCCGAAGCAGCTTAGAATTGTAGCAATCAAGCATAAGATCGGTTAGGAGGTGCGGTATGGCAGAGGAAAGCAAGCTGACAGTCGAAAGGCTGTCGGCGCTTCTCGGGATAAGCGACCCGGATGAAGTCCACTTGGAGTTTGCGCTTGAAAATGCAGAGGATACGGTAAGAAACTACTGCCATATCGACGAGATTCCGGCAGGGCTGGAAACCACGGTACTGCGCATGGCGATGGATATTTACCGGAATGAGCATATGGGGAGTGCTGATATACCACAGACGGTTTCTTCGGTGCAGATCGGCGATACAACAACTTCTTTTAAGACTTCCGCAGCGGAGTTCTCGGAAAGCCTTATGAAGAATTACAAGCCGGTGCTGAACCGTTACCGGAAGGTGGTGTTTTGATGGATATGGTCAGAATGGCAATTGAAGCCATGTATGAAGATACCTGCACGGTTGTGGAACACCGTAAGACCAAGGAAAAGGGCGTTGTGACATACACGGACACCGTGGTCTTGGAAAATCAGCCGTGCAAGTTGTCGTTTGAGACGATCGCACAGGCAGAAAAGACCGATGCGGCATCGCCGGTAGCACAGGCAGTAAAATTGTTTGTTGCGCCGGAGGTAGAAATCAAGAGCGGTTCTAAGATAATCGTAAACCATTGCGGAAAGACCACGGAGTACACAAGAAGCGGTGTCCCGGGGATGCACCCGACGCATCAGGAAATTATGCTGGATTTATTTAAGGAGTGGGCTTGATGGGAAATACAAAGGTTGATCTGAAACAATTGGAGGAGTTCCGGGATAGAGTTCAGAAAGTTGCCGATGAGGAACAGCAGAGAGCGTTCATGGAAGCCTGTGCCAAGGAGTTGGCAGCACGATTGCTGGCAAAGGTTATTAAGCGTACTCCGGTAGGGGATTATTCTGGAGAAGCATATGAGTGTAAAGGAAAGGATATGAACTTTACTCATATGGGAAATAAAGTTTCTGGAAAGACAGGCGGAACGCTTAGACGAGGGTGGACTACGCAGGCAGAAGGAAGTGGTGCGGAAGGATTGGATTCAAAAAGTGCAGTGCAGTTCGTGGACACTTTAAAAGTAAATCATTTCGGTGATACTTATGTGATTGAGGTACGAAACAGCGTAGAGTATGCCAGCTATATTGAGTTTGGGCATAGGAAAGCAAATCATAAGGGCTGGGTGCCTGGACACTACATGCTTACCATGTCCGAGAAAGAAATCCGCGATGCGGCACCAGGGGTTCTTCGGAAAAAGCTCAATAAGTGGCTGAATGAGGTGTTTGCATGATCAACGAAGTTTTAAAGGGCATCACAGATGCCTTATATGCCGCATTTGGCGATAACTATGAAATCCATACAGAAGCATCAATGCAGGACATGGAAGAGCCTGCATTTTTTGTGCGCTGCATCAATCCGGATGTGCCGCGAGGGCTTACCGGCCGCAGAAAAGCAACATTGCTTTTTATCGTGCAGTATTTTCCGGAAAGCGACGAGCCAAAGAAAGAGATCAATACCGTTTACGAACGGTTGAGCGAGTGTCTGGACCTTATAGAGGTAGAAGGTAAAATGGTGCGCGGTACGATCGAATGTAAGGACATATCGGACAATGTGATGTCGGCAACGGCAGAATATACGTTATTCCTGGGGCAGAGCCAGAAAGATGCGTATATGGAAGAATGCGAAGTGAAAGGAGAGGTAAACAGTGGCAGAAGCAGTTAATAAAGTTACTTATACCAAAGAGCAGATCATTGGTTCCAAAAAATATGCGGGCAGGGTGGATCTCCTGTCGGCATTATTGGAACCGGGAAAATCTTATACGCTTGAGGAAGTGGATAAGAAAATGGAAAAATACATGAAAGGAGCGGTGCGATAATGTACGGAGGTGGACAGTGGACAACCCAGAATAAGGTTTTGGGTGGTGCTTATATCAATTTTATTTCGGCGGCGCGCGTGACCACGAATCTGTCAGAGCGTGGCGTGGCATCCATGCCTCTTGAACTTGACTGGGGTGCAGATAACGTGATGATGGAGGTGGCGCAGGAAGATTTCATTAAGAATTCGCTCACGCTGTTCGGTTATGCCTATACAGATGATAAGATGCAGCCGTTGCGCGAACTGTTTGCGCATGCGACAAAGTCTTATATCTATAAGCTGACATCGGGCGGCGCAAAGGCGGAAAACACCTATGCGACAGCGAAGTGCTGCGGAATCCGCGGTAATGATCTGAAGGTTGCTATTGCGGCGAATGTGGACGGAGATGGCTTTGACGTGAAGCTGTATCTGGATACGCAGCTTGTGGATTCCCAGACGGTAGCATCCGCGGCAGATCTGAAAGAAAATGCCTGGGTTACATGGAAAGAAACCGCACTTGAAGCAACGGCAGGCGTTCCGCTGGCAGGCGGTACGAATGGGACGGTCAATGGTGAGGTGCATCAGAAATACCTGGATCTCTTGGAATCGTATACCGTGAATACGATCGGCGCGAGTGTGAGTGATGCTACCACGGCGAAACTGTACGCCGCATTTGCAAAGCGTATGAGGGACAAGGTCGGGGCAAAATTCCAGGCAGTCCTGTATAACTGCGCAGCCGATTATGAGGGCGTCATCAATGTGAAGAACAGCCCGGATGTGATTCCGTGGGTTGTGGGTCTGGAGGCGGCGTGCGGGGTTAATGCAACCTGTACCAACGCGATCTATGACGGGGAGCTTGAGATTGACACCGCCTATACGCAGACACAGCTTGAGAATGCTGTGAAAGCCGGTGAATTCGTCCTGCACAGTGTGGGA